ATGATGGATTAGACCGAAACCCCGCCGTTAAGCCTCTCATTCAGAACAAGTACCAAATTTGTGCCAACAAAATAGCGCTTTTGCTCTATTCGCCTATTGCTTACAGATATGCGTGTGACGCGTGTGCGTGCGCATCATGCGTGAAGGCTACACCAGAATGTTTGGGGGGCTCGGAAAAAGGTAATAAAGGTAACCAATCTCAGAAATATGACCTAAGCCATTGAAAATAATTAAATTAAAACAGGCGTTCAAAAGGTAATAAAAAGGTGATCAATAGGTAACCACATTACCTTTTAAAAAGGTGAATTGAGCACTTTATAAAAACTATTAATATCAATAACTTAAACAAAGATTACCTTTTGCATCACCTTTTATTACCTTTTAGAGGTAATCTATAAGTCATTTAAAATCAGTTAGTTAGGATCAAAAAAGAGCCTGATCACCTAGATTACCTTTTCCCGACACCCCCCATGCTTCTTAGAACTCCACCTCATGGCTGTGTCACTCCACCTGCTATGTGAAGAAATTCGCATGATTCCGCATGAAAATGGGTGTACAGAATATGGCCGCAGGCCCCAGTAACGGCGCGGTTTAGCGGCATGTGCATGGATGCATAAAAACACACAGGTTTAGCGCGCAGGCGGGGCGGGGAGTCGACGGCGCGCCAGGGGGTGGGCAAGGCTGGATTTTATAGTCTAAGGTGGTTTAGTGAAGCCATAACCTGTGGGTTTTCCAAATGGATAAATACGATATCTCAAAGGATGACAAGGGCTGGAAATTTGGCAAGGAAGGCAGCGACCGAGCGCTTAGGCGGGCGGATACGAAAGAAGCAGTCACGGACAAAATGCGTGACTACATGAAGGACAAGGAAGGCTCAGTCAAAATCAGAAAGCAAGATGGGACTTACCAGGAGGAGAGGACCTACCCTCGTAGCTCCGATCCCCGCCGTACCAAGGGTTAATACAGAAGCCGCCCACATCGGGCGGCTTTGCTTTGGAGCCATACTGGCCTAGCGGTTACTGATGATCAGCTCCCCCCGCGGCTCCGTCGCCTTCTGCCCTACAGTGTATCGAATCTCAGTTGTCTGGATGGTTAGCCCTTTGAAAGCATCGCGCATCTCTGGCGTGTCGTTGACGCTGATCACGAACTGCCCCTGCCCTTCTCGGGCCAGTTCGCCCATTCGGTAGTATTCCTCAAGCGGAAAGTCGCAGCCGTACCCAGCAGTGCCCCAGTACGGTGGGTCGAGGTAGAACAGCGTGCCTTCCCGATCGTAGCGTTTGATGCATTCCGCCCAGTCGAGGTGCTCAACCACTGTACGAGCCAGGCGCAGGTGCGCGGCGCTGAGATCTTCTTCTATGCGCAGCAGGTTCATTCGTGGTGGTGAAACGGCAGAGGTGCCAAACGTCTGGCCGCTGACTTTGCCGCCAAACGCCAGCTTCTGCAGGTAGAAGAACCGCGCCGCCCGCTGAATATCCGTCAGGTGGCGTGGGTCGATCTCTCGTTGAGTGAGGTACTCTTCCCGGCTGATCAGTCCCCAGCGAAACTGCTTCACCAGCTCATCAGGGTGGTGCTTCACCACGCGATAGAGGTTTACCAACTCCCCATGCGCGTCGTTGATAACTTCCACCTTACTGGGCGCTTTCATAAAGAAGAGCGCAGCACCGCCGCAGAATGGTTCCACGTAGGCAGTGTGCGGTTTGAAGAGCGGTAGGATCTGTTTAGCCAAGCGGCGCTTGCCGCCCATCCAGGGCAAAATCGGTCGATTCATCATCCATGATACCTGTTCAAATATACAGCATTGATATACAGTAGTGGGTATCGCTTGCGGGGCCGGGACGCCTCCACTGCTTTCAGGGATGAAACGAGCGATATGTGCCTGGTCATGCCAGGCGCTTTTTTATTGGGGGTCTAGCGAATACTCCCGAAACCGAATCACCTCCTCCCCCAGCACATCGTTAATCTCACTGAACACCGCCTGCACCGGTTCCAGTTCGTTGGTGACGAACACCTTGGCGGCTTTCTCCACGTCGCCAAAGCCGCCAGTGTTGTTGGGGATGATGCCCATCAGCTGCGGGGGGATGCGGTGGCCGGCGAGCTGGTCGTCGCGGGTGATGTTCTTGATCGCGGCGAAGTCGTCCTTGGCGGCCACCTCAGAGATCGGGATGATCTGGATGCCATCCTTTTTGCCGTTGGGGCTGTACAGGAACAGGTTGCGGAAGTTGCCCACGCCCTTCGACTCCTTCAGCGCGGTGCGCATGGCGTCGATGTCCTCCTGGTTGTGGGCGGCGTCGGAAACGTACATCACGAACCCCGCGTGGGAGCCGTTCAGGTAGTACTTGCGCCGAAACAGCGTGGCGTTCTCGTTCAGGAAGATCGACTGCAGCGCCCCCAGGTAATCCGGCACGCCATACACCTCCTGGTTAATATCCGGCTCCAGCAGATGGATGATGCTGCCCTCATCGAACTCGCTGCGCTCCGACCAGTTGGGCACCCAGAAATAACGCTTCAGATCCGCCCCACGGCGAACGTACTTCGCCCGCGCAGGCTTCAATGCCAGCAGCCTGCCCAAACGGCCGAAGATTCGCTCCAGGTAGCAGTTGCCAAACACCAGGTAGTCGGTGGCCAACGCGCTAAACGCCTGGCGGCTTAACAGCGGGTGGGGAATGAACGAACGCACCAGAATATTGCGCTTGACCTGAATCGCCGAGCCGTGGTGCGCCGTGGCGCGATAGGTCTGGGCCAGGGCGGGAAAATCCACCGGCGGCTCGTACCACTCGTTGCCCAGCATCCAGCAGCCGGTATAGAAAAAATCGTACCCATCAATCACCGGCGTCGGCTCACCGAAGCTGAACGCCTCCGCTTTGGCAGGCGCGGCGGTGGTATCGTCGGTGTCTGTCACGTAAGCGGGCACGCGCACCCGTGGCTTTGCTGCCGCGTCGCTCATCCGTACATCTCCATTAGGGAACGGCCCGTGCCATGGTCGGTGGGGCCATCAAGAGGCTCATTGTGTAAGGCGTGCATGGTCGCCCACGCCAAGTCAGCGTGGCCGGTCTGGTTATTGCGACCAGCGGTGTAGGTCATTTGGCGGCCGGAGGCGGTCAGCTCCCGGCGGATCGCCATGAACGACTGGGCGAGATCCACCCAGCCAGCATCGAATTCAAGCCGCCCCTTATTGATGATCTGCTGCGCCTGCATCACCAGGCGCGACTTCATTTCCGGGGTATAGCGGTACCGGGTCACGGTGGGGAAGAACTTCGCCACCAGCTGGGCCACGGCCTCCCCCAGGCCCGAGGTATCAATGCCGATAAAGGTCACGTTATAACGGCGGGTCACGCTGCGGATAAACTCCGCCTGGGCTTCATAGTCGCGCCCTTTGAGGCGGTGGCGTTCCAGAATGCGGTGCTTGCTGTCAGCGGTTTTCGGCGGCGCGACCACCACCAACCCTGCCCCATCGCCCTCCTCACCATCCCCCGCCGGGTCGTAGCCAATCCACACCGGATGCTCGCCATAGGGCCGAGGTGCGAAGGGCTTCAAATCCCGCCAAGCATCCCAGCTATCCACCATGCAGCGATGCATCATCGCCAGCGGGAAGGCGCTCTGCGTATCGTCCACGAACTCGCACATCAGCAGGTTCGCAAACTCATCGTCGCTGTACTCCAGGCGCAGCTGGTCGATATCGAACAGGTCGCAGCCCCCGGCAATCGCATCCTCGATGGTCACGATCTGCCGCCACTGGCCGTCCGGCCCCCGCGCCCCGTTTTTCAGCGCCGCGTGGCTGACATCGATCTTCACCCGGTCGGCTTTCTTCTTGCGTTTGTTGAACCGGTCACCGGTCCAGAACGGGTACGCCTCATGGGCCACCGAAGAAGGCGTGCTGAAATAGGTCTGCTTCCACTTCTTGTGCATGGCCATGCCCGACGTCACCTTGCGGAACGTCTCGAAGCCATGAATCCAGAAGTATTCGTCCAGGTAGGTATCGCCGTGGTAGCCCTGCGCCGTTTTGGCGTTGGTGCCCAGAAAGTGCAGCTCCGCACCGTTGGCGAGAATAATCGGGTCGCCCTTGAGCTCCACCCCGGTCACTTCCTTCACGAACTTCACGATGTAGTGGCGGAAGATATGCGCCTGGGCCTTGCTCGCGCTCATGAAGATCTTGTTCTTGCCGGTCTCCATGGCATCGGCAATCGCCTCCCGGGCGAAGTACCACGTCGCCCCGATCTGGCGGCTTTTAAGCAGGTTACGAATGCGCTCATGCTGCCCCGCCCGGTACCAGCCCCGCTGGTAATCGAACAGCGACGCCTCGAACGCCTCGACAATCTGAATCACCCCCTCATCGCCCACATCGTTACGGGCAGGCTTCTTCTTCGGCCCCTCGTTGCGGCGCTCGATGTTGGGGTTCAGGTCGGCTTCCTTCCCGCTGCCCTGGTACTTATGCACCCGAGCCAGCCGCTCAATCTGGCGGCCCAGCAGGTCGATCTCCTTAAAGTCCTTGCCCTCTTTCTGCTCCTTCCAAATCAGCTGCACCAGGCGCGCTTCCAGCGCCCCCTCTACCCGCTGGGTAGGCGTCGCCTCGTCCCAGGCATCGCGCTTCTTCCACGAATCCACGGTGGCCCTGGGCAGGTCCAGAAATTCAGCAATGCGCGCAATCCGCCACCCCATCCAATAGAGATGGCGGGCAGAAAGGCGGTGCTGGTCGTCGTCAATCGGGGCTTGGGCTGTCATGCCGCCAGCGTACCCGCGCAGGCACGGCCACGATTGCCCTGCCCGATGTAAGTCACGCCACTTACACCCAGCCCTCATTGAGCCACGGCCCCACTGCGGGGAACCTGACCGCAGCCAAACGCCCACCCACTCACCGAGGCTCGCCCATGCCCTGGCACCGTATCGCAAAAGAAGGCGCAACCACCGATGGCCGCACCATCAGCGCCGAATGGCTCACCCAAATGGCCGCCAACTTCGACCCCGCCAAGTACGGCTGCCGGGTCAATATGGAACACATCAAAGGCCTGCTGCCGGATGGCCCCTTCAAAGCCTACGGCGACGTGACCGCGCTTAAAACCGAGGCAGACGACGACGGCAAGCTCGGCCTTTATGCCGAGATCGACCCCACCGACGAACTCAAGGCCATGGTCGAAAAACGCCAGAAGGTCTACACCTCCATGGAGATCGACCTCGACTTTGCCGGTACCGGCGAAGCCTATCTGGTCGGGCTGGCGGTCACCGATTCCCCCGCCTCGCTGGGCACCTCGATGCTCAAGTTCAGCGCCTCCGAGGGCGAAAACTCACCGCTGGCCGCCCGCAAACAGCGCCCAGAGAACCTCTTCTCCGAAGCACTGGAAACCGACCTCTCCTTTAGCGATGAACCGCAAGGCCCTTCGCTGGCCGAGCGCGTCAAAGCGCTGTTCAAAAAGCAGGACGCCAAAAGCGCCGCCGGTTTCGAGGCCTTCCGCAGCGAGCTGGAAGAGACCCTTGGCCTGTTCGTGGAAAAACACCAGGCACTCAGCGACGCCCTGAAAAAGCGCCCCACCCAAGCCGCCTTCAACGAGCTCAAAAGCGCCCACGAGACCCTGAAAAAAGAGTTCGACGCGCTCTACTCCCAGCTCGACAGCACCCCCAACCGCCCGGCCCGCACGCCTGCCACCGGCGGCGACACCGACCTCGAAACCGACTGCTAAGAGACGCCCATGCGCAACGATACCCGCAAGCACTTCAACAACTTCGCCGCCCAGGTAGCGAAGCTCAACGGCGTCCCCGACGCCACCCAAAAATTCGCCGTCGATCCCAGCATCCAGCAGCGGCTGGAGAAGCGCATCCAGGAATCCAGCGACTTCCTTTCGCGCATCAACATGGTCGGCGTCGATGAGCTGAAAGGCGAAAAACTCGCCCTCGGCGTGACCGGCCCCATCGCCGCCCGCACCAACGTCGCCAACCAGGACCGCCAAACCCGCGACCTCACCACACTGGACGCCCAGGGCTACGAGTGCCGAATGACCGAATTCGACACCCACCTGGGGTACGCCAAGCTGGATGCCTGGGCCAAGTTCCCCAACTTCCAGGCCATGGTGCGCGATGTCATCGTTCGCCAGCAGGCGCTGGACCGCATGATGATCGGCTTCAACGGCACCTCCGCCGCCGCGCACACCGATCCGGTGGCCAACCCCTACCTCCAAGACGTCAACATCGGCTGGCTGCAGCACTACCGCACCCAGTCTCCCCAGCGCGTGATGAAAGACGGCAAAACCAACGGCAAAGTGCTGATCGACCCCACGGCTAACGCCAACGAACCCGGTATCGTAGGCGACTACGCCACGCTCGATGCTCTGGTCTACGACGTGGTGAACAGCCTGATTGACCCCTGGTTCCGCCGCCTGCCGGGGCTGGTGGTCATCCTTGGCCGCAACCTGATGTCGGATAAGTACTTCCCGCTGCTCAACCAGCTACCGCCCAGCGAGCAGCTCGCCGCCGATCTGGTCATCAGTCAGAAGCGCATCGGTGGCCTGCAAGGCATGGATGTGCCCTTCTTCCCCGATAACGCGCTGATGGTCACCACCCTGGATAACCTCTCGGTCTACTGGCAGAACGGCGCCCGTCGCCGCTTCGTCACCGAGAACCCCAAACGCAACCGCATCGAAAACTACGAATCCTCCAACGACGCCTACGTGGTGGAAGACTTCGGCGCGGGCTGCCTGGTGGAAAACATCGAGCTGTCCCCAGCAGCGCTGAACGGTTAAGGAGACACGATGACCAGCCCAGCCCGCCGCCACTTTGAACGCGTCAGCGCGGCCCTCGCCGCCGCTGACGCGGGAGAAGCCCCCATGCAAGGCGAAGCGTATGAGCTGATGCAAGCCGCGCTGTTTGAAGACTACCGCCTGCTCAAATCCACCCAGTCCATGGAGCGCAAGGCCGAGATCAAGCGCGAGATCCTGCCCAAGTACGCCGAGTACATCACCGGCGTGCTGGAAGCGGGCCAAGGCGCGCAAGACGACGTGCTGATGCGCGTGATGCTCTGGCGCATTGATGCCGGTGACCTCGCCGGGGCCATTGCCATCGCCAAGTACGCCACCAAGCACGGCCTTACCCCGCCGGACCAATTCGAGCGCGGCACCGCCGCCATCATCGCCGAGGAAGTGGCCGATCAGGCACTGAAGCAGCTGGATGAAGAAGGCGCAGACACCACCGCCCTGCTTGTGCATCTGGTGGATGTGGAAGCGCTCACCCGGGATGCGGATATGCACGACCAGATCCGCGCCAAGCTGCACAAAGCGCTGGGTTACGCCTGCCGGGCCACCGGCCAGCTAGACGACGCCCAGCACCACCTGGAACGCGCCCTCGCGCTCAACGACCGCATTGGCGTGAAGAAAGACCTCGAACGCCTGGAACGAGAACGCAAACAGAACGCTGCCGCTGCGCCCACGGGCTAGCGGCCAACCGAGTCGACCGCCGACGTCAGGGGGCGCGACGTAAGAGCCAGGCGTTTTAACGCCCACGCTCGAACGCCGCCCACCCCCTTCTTATTCAAGTGAGGGAACCGATGAGCAGCTTTATCTCGGCAGGCACACCCAAAAGCGACACCACCGAGCAGCCGCTCGACGGCCCGCTCGAAAACAACGGCTTCTGGCCGGACATCCAGCCCAGCGACTTTCGCGCCACGCACCGGCTAGACAGCACCATCACTCAGCCGCGCATCGAAAGCGCCCTGAAGGCCGCCATGATCACGGTCAACCGCGTGCTGCGCCACTGGCAGCAGGCCAAGGTCGAAGCGGGTTACCCCACCATGGCCTCGCTGCCCATTCCCGTATGGCAATCGCCGGAAGTGTTCAACGTGCTCTATCTGCGCGCCGTGTACTCCACCGCTCACGCCAGCCTGCTGGAGCACTACGCCGATTATGACGCCACCAACAGCGCCCGGGAACGCGGCGAACAGCTCCAAGCCCCCGCCGATGGCTACCGCCGCGACGCCGCCTGGGCGATCAGCGAGATCGAAGGCCGACCACACAGCACAGTTGAACTGATATGAGCGCGACGACTGTACACGCCCAACAGCACGACACCCTGGATGCCATCTGCTACCGCGCTTATGGCACCACCCAAGGCGTCACCGAACAGGTGCTGGCAGCCAATCCAGGCCTGGCTGACCTGGGGCCGCTACTGCCCCACGGCACGCCCGTCACGCTGCCTGCCATTCCCCAGGCCACCCAACGCGCCCCCACGGTAAACCTGTGGGATTAACTTTCTAAACCGCCGAGGCCCGAATGAGCCACCACTTTGAAATCACCACCGAAAGCGCCAAAGCCGCGCCCCCGGCCATCGTCTCGCTGCTGCACGTCGGCGGTATGACGCCTGCCGACTGGGTCACGGTGCTAACGCTGCTCTATCTCGCGCTACAAATCGGGCTGCTGATTCCCCGCTATCTCACTCGCTTACGTGACTATTGGGAGAACCGCCGTGGGTCTTAAAACCAAGCTCGGCGTCAGCCTGGCTGCCGGGGCCATCAGCATCGCCACCGTCGTGGTGTCGTTTTATGAAGGGTACGAACCCACCGCCTACCGCGACCCCGTGGGTATCCCGACCATCTGCTATGGCCACACCGCCACGGTGCGCATGGGGCAAACGCTCAGCCAGGAAGAATGCACCGCCCTGCTGCAGCAGGATCTCCGCGATGCCTTCGCGGTGGTGGATCGCCGCGCCCAGGTCGAGCTACCGGAACCCACCCGCGCCGCGCTGGCCTCGTTCGTTTACAACGTGGGGGAAGGCAACTTCGCCCGCTCCACCCTGCTGCGCAAGCTCAACCAAGGCGATCTACGCGGTGCCTGCCACGAGCTCAGCCGCTGGGTCTACGCCGGTGGCCGCAAGTTGAACGGTCTGGTCAGCCGTCGCGCTACCGAGCGGGAACTGTGCTTGGCAGGCTTAGCACAGGAGACCACCCCATGACCCGCCTGCTCGCCGCCCTCGCCATCCTGGTGCTTGTGCTGCTGGTCACCTGGGCGCTGTGGCAGCGCACCCACGCCGCCGAAGCCCGCGCCGAACTGGCCGAACAGCAGCTCGCCCAAGCACAGCAGCGGGAAGCAGAAAGCAAAGTGGTCATCAATGCGCTGTGGGAAAACGCCATGCGCCTAGAGAGCCAGCGCCGCGCCCTTGCTCAGCAGCAGGCCACACTCACCCGCACAGCGGCCAACCGCCTAGCCACCATTGAGGAGCTACACCGTGAAAATGCACAACTTCGCGCTTGGGCTGGCTCTCGCCTGCCTGATGCTGTTATCCGGATGCGCCGCCGCCCCGCCGTCACCGGTGCCGACGCTTATCATCAATCAGTGCGCGACCCCCAGCCCCTGCACGCTCCCCGCGAGTAACCCCGAAACCAACGGCGAACTCGACCTGCAGCTAGAACGCACCGAAGCCGCCTGGGCACAGTGCGCCGCCGAGGTCGATGCCATCATCGCCTGCCAAGAGGCCCACCATGCAGAAGCTCCACCGGCTACGCGCACACCTGATTAACGCGGTACCCACCCTGGCGAAAGACCCCGAACGGCTGCTCACCTTCGTGGAAGAAGGCAGCATCGCCTTTCGCCGTGGCCCCAACCTCACCCACGAATACCAGTTCACCGCCCAGCTCGTGCTCACCGACTTCAGCGCGAACCTGGATACCATCATCGTGCCGCTGCTGCAGTGGCTGGCCGAGTACCAGCCCGATGCCGACCCCGCTGATGCCATCCGCTTCGAAGCCGAGATCCTCAGCCACCAATCGGTGGATGTCGCCCTGCGGGTAACGCTCAGCGAACGGGTACTCGCCAAGGTGGAATGCGCGACCGGGCACATTAAGGTCGACCGCGCCCTGCCCCGGTTTGAATCCACCGGCTGCCCGGATACCCGTTGGCAGCTACTGATCCGCGACAGCGAAGCCCAGGAGGAGTACACCCTGGTAGCCGAATGGGACGGCCCGAATGGCGGATAACCTGGAAGCACTCGAAGAGTGGGTCGGCCCGCTGCTCGCCCAACTGGACATCAAACAGCGCCGCGCACTGGCCCGCAACGTGGCGCGGGATCTTCGCCGCCGCCAGCGCGAACGCATCCGCGCCCAAACCAACCCGGATGGCACGCCCTACGCCCCGCGCAAAGAACAGCGGCTGCGCACCCAGCAAGGCAGCATCAAACGCCGCGCCATGTTCAGCAAACTCTCCACCGCCAAATGGCTCAAGGCCACCGCTCAAGGCGACACCGCCGTGGTGGGCTTCTTCGGCAGCGTCGCCCGCATCGCCGCCACCCACCAGCGCGGCCTGAAAGATCGCGTCACCCGCGACGGCCCCCGCGTGGAGTACGCCCAGCGGGAGCTGCTCGGTTTCACCGCGCTGGATCAAGAGCACATCATGGATTCCGTGTTAAAGCACCTTAGCCCCGGCTAAGCGGCTCGGTGTAAACCGCCCCATTCACACCCGCCGCCGCTTCGCCTTCGCCAAACGCCGCCGCAGGATAGCGGCTATGAATATTCCCGAACTCCTCCGCCTGCTGCATAACCTGATCCGCCTCGGCACCATCGCCGAGGTGGACCACCGCGCTGCCCGCGTTCGCGTCAAAACCGGCGAGCTATTAACCGATTGGCTGCCATGGATCGAAGGCCGCGCAGGCACCACGCGGGATTGGGACCCGCCCACGAAAGGCGAGCAAGTCATCCTGTTTTCACCCGGCGGCGACCCCGCCGCCGGAGTGGTGCTCACCGGCATTTTCAGCGATGCCCGCCCAGCCCCTTCCAGCAATCCCAACGTGATTGGCCGCTGGCTACCCGATGGCACGCGCATTGAGTACGACCACAGCAAAAACCGGCTCTTCATCGACTGCGTAGGCCCCATCGAAGTCAAGGCCAAAGGCACCGTGACCGTGGATGCCCCCCTGATCAAACACAACCAGGGCACCGGCGTGGTGACTCAGCAACACATCTGCCACTTCACCGGTAACCCTCATGGCGACGGTAGCAGCACCGTTAAGGCAGGCAAGTAATGGCCCTTAGCAAAGCCCAGCTTAAAAACCGAATCATCAGCGAGATGCAGAGCCAAGGGGCCACCGCCACGGGTGAACACAGCTGGGTAACGCGTATGGCCGAAGCGATCGCCAATGCGGTGGTAGATGAAGTACAGGCCAATGCCCAAGTGCCCGTTACCGGCGGCTCCAGCGCTGGCCAATACAAGGTGCAATGAGATGCCAGGCATGAACGCAAACAACGGCCGCACCATGGAGCCACTCGCTCACATCCAGCAATCGGTGGCGGACATTCTCACCACGCCCATCGGCTCCCGCGTGATGCGCCGAGAGTACGGCTCGCTGCTGCCGGAACTGATCGACCAGCCATTAAACGGCCCCACCGCCCTGCGCGCCTACGCCGCCACGATGGTGGCCTTGATGAAGTGGGAACCGCGCATTCGCGTGCAGCAAGTCACCCGGCAAGTCTCCACCCAACGCCCAGGCCGGTTCGATCTGATCATCACCGCCCGCCGGGTGGATAACGGGGAAAGCGTCAGCTTGGCCGTGCCGCTAAGGGGGAACCTGTGAATAGCCCTATCGATCTTTCGCGCCTACCCGCTCCGGCGGTCATTGAGCCGCTCGATTTTGAAACCATTCTCGCAGAGCTAACCGACGATCTGATCAGTCGCGACCCTGACTTAGCCGACACCCTCGCCCTGGAAAGCGAGCCGCTCACCAAGCTATTAGAGGTGGCCGCCTACCGTGAGCTGCTGCTACGCCAACGCATCAACGAAGCCGCTAAGGCAGTGATGCTCGCCTACGCCCAAGACGAAGACCTCGAACACCTGGCAGCGCTGTTTGATGTCGAACGGCTGGAAATAGACCCCGGCGACCCAGACGCCACCCCGCCGGTAGCCCCTACGTTTGAAAAAAACGACGCCCTGCGCCGCCGCGTGCTGCTATCGCTCGATGGCCTCAGCACCGCCGGGCCAGAGCGCGCCTACGTGTATCACGCGCTGAGTGCCAGCGGCGATGTCAAAGACGCCGATGCCTTCAGCGAAGCCCCCGGCGAAGTCACCGTGGTGGTGCTGTCGCAAGTGGATAACGGCGAAGCACCGGCCGAGCTACTCAGTACCGTCAGCGCTGCCGTCAACGCTGCAGACACCCGACCACTCACCGACCACCCCACCGCCGTCAGCGCAGAGATTATCGGCTACGCTATCCGCGCGATTCTGCACATTTTGCCGGGGCCAGAAGCCACCGTGGTACGTGAAAACGCCCTGGCGGCAGCGGAAGCCTACACCCAGGAACAGCACCGCATCGGCGCGCAAGTCACGCTCTCCGGCGTGTACGCCGCGCTCCACCAGCCCGGTGTGCAGCGGGTAGAACTGCTCAGCCCCACGGCCACCCTCACCACCACCCGCAAGCAAGCGCCCTATTGCGAAGCCATCGAACTGGAAAGTGAGGTGGTCAATGGATAACCACCTGCTGCCACCTAACGCGACCGCACAAGAGCGCGCCGTCAGCGAAACTCTAAGCAGAACCGACGCCATTAGCGTACCCATCCGCGAACTATGGCGGCCACAAGAATGCCCCGCACGCCTGCTGCCCTGGCTGGCCTGGGCGCTATCGGTGGATGAATGGGATGAACAGTGGAGCGAGGCACAAAAGCGCAATGCGATTGATGCCTCGGTATACCTGCACCGGCACAAAGGCACCCCGGCCGCAGTGCAGCGCGCCGTAGATCTCATCTTTGACGATGCAGAGGTGCAAGAGTGGTTTCACTACGGTGGCCAGCCCTTTCATTTTCGCGTGGTGAGTGAAGGTGCGTTTACCAGCGAGCGCGACTACCAGCGTCTGATTCGCCTGATCGAATCCGCCAAGAACGCCCGCAGCTGGCTGGAAGCCATCGTCATTCGCAGCCGTATCACGCAGGAAATCACCCTGGCCACCGCCACCGTTCAAGGGGTGCATACCCGCATGGGGCCACGCCCGGCCACACCACGAATCACCCCGAGTGAGTTCAACACCAGCTCTGTGCAGCACTCCGCGTCACGCGTTCGCATTTCACCGTGGCAGTTACGCCTGGTGATGGGCGAAGCCGCTACCGCCCACTCAACCGCCTATCACGAACACCGTCATATCACCGTAAGAGGTTAAAACGATGGCCAACTTTCCCGGCTTAGTGCTCACCCAGGCAGGCCGCAACCTACAAGCCAAAGCCCAGATCGGCGCGCCTTTAACGTTTTCCCGCGTCGCCCTCGGCGACGGGATCAGCGCAGCACCGGATGCGATGGCAGCGCTAGATAATGAGCAGCTCTCGCTCAGCATCCAAGATTTTGAAGTGATCGGCGACGGCACCTCACGCATGCGCGTCATCATGACCAATGAGTCATTGGATAACGGCTTTTTTGTGCGCGAGCTAGGCGTATTTGCCGAAGACCCGGACACTGGCGAAGAGCAGCTCTACAGCTACTCCAACGCTGGAGACCAGCCCGACTTTCTACCCGCCGGTGGCGGCGCAACCCTGGTTGAAAACGTCTTTGACCTCTACACCGTGGTCGGCAACGCGCAAAACGTCACCGCCAAGATCAACGACTACATCACGATCGCCACAAAGCAGGACATCGACGTCATCCGGCCCTACATTCTGCCCACTGGTGGCTTAACAGGGCAGATGCCACGTAAGGCATCCAATGCTGAGGGCGACACCGAGTGGTTCGACCCTGATGAGGGGATGAATGTCCGCGTGCACAGTATCACTGAGCGCCGGATGGCGGTGGCCGAGCAGACGGTGTTCAACCTGCGGGAAACCCGCACCGATGGCTTGGCGGTCTATGTCAACGGCCTGCGCCTGGACCCGGACCAGTACACCAAGCTAAACCAGACCCAGGTGGAGCTGGGCACCGCGCTGGAGGCAGGTGACGTGGTGCAGTTCGTCAACAATGAGGAAACCGGCCTGGACGAATTGGCGCGCGTTTCCCTGACCGGCCCCACGCTGGTGTTTGAGGATTCCACGAACACTTACACCATCACCGATCATGATGTCTTTTCGACCTACGGCGTCAGCACGGACGTGGGCACCGCAAGCGTTTCCGGCGATACCATCACGCTGACAATCCCAATGGGAGCAACAGCCAGCGCCGCAAACCTATCCGTGACCCGCAACGGGGGAACCAGCACCTTCCAGGTCGCAGTCAATGAGCAGACGGTGGCCCAGCCCGAACTGCAGCAGCCTGCAGACGGCGCCACGGACGTGGTGTTTGATCCGCTGCTGACGGCATCCGCGTTCGTGGTCTACCCAAGTGGCGCCGACACGCATACAAGCACGGACTGGCAGATCGCCACGGACAGCGCCTTTTCCACGATTGCCTGGCAGTCCCTGGCGGACACCGCCAACCTTGAGAGCATCCAGCTACCCAGCGGGACGCTGGATCCACTGACCACCTATTACATTCGCGTGCGCTACAACGGCAGCAGCATCGGTGCGTCTGCATGGTCCAGTACGGTGGCCATCACCACCTCTGCTGAATACGTCGATCAGCCGATCATTACCGCCCCTACAGATGGCACCGTGGGCGTGGCGACGGACCCGAACATCACTACCAGCGCGTTTACGGTCATGGGCACGGATACTCACGCCAGTACGGACTGGCAGATCAGTGACCTGTCAGACTTTTCTAATATCGTCTGGCAGTCCCTGGCGGACACGGCCAACCTCGAAAGCATCAGCGTCCCTAGCGGAATGCTTGCGCTGGAAGCTACTTACTACGTCCGCGCGCGGCATATCGGCACCAACCTGGGTGATTCTGAATGGTCGCCAGTTAGTTCGTTTGTTACTCGGTCTTCTGTCACACCCCAGGAGGCTTTTAGCACAACGCTTTACAGCGGCGACGGCGGAACTCAGGCGATCAAAAACGGTATTGATCTAGCAGGAGAAGGGGGGCTTGTTTGGATTAAAAACCGGACTGCCAGTAATAGCTTTAACTTGCTTTTTGATACCGTGCGTGGTCTTGGATACCTAAGAACTGATACTGACGGGGGTGAGGCCGGAACAACGGATTGGCTTTCAGCTTACCGTTCTGATGGTTTTACCGTAGGTCCTAATTCGCCCAACGCTTATTATTTTAATAGATCGGGAGATAGCTACGCCTCCTGGACCTTCCGCCGCGCTCCGCGCTTTTTCGACATCGTTGCTTACACTGGCGATGGCGTAGCGGGTCGTCAGATACCGCATGATCTCGGCGTTTCACCGGGAATGATCATTGTTAAGAAGAGGAGCACTTCTGGGCATTGGCCCGTTTATCACAGAGGCGTAGCTAACAAGTGGTACACGCTCAACTCAGTAAATTCAGGGCAATCGGATAATGGTGGCTTTTGGGGGGACGGTGTTTCGACCCATATCCCGCCAGACGATAGCGTGTTTACAGTTTCCGCACAGACTGACGTAAACGCATCGGGCGCTACATACATCGCCTACCTCTTCGCCCACGACGCCGCAGCGGACGGCATTGTTCAATGCGGGACTTATACGGGCAATGGAAGCACCTCAGGCCCGACCATCGACTTGGGGTGGGAGCCCCAGTGGTTGTTGGTAAAAAATGTTGATGGCGTCAATAACAATTGGTTGCTGGTGGATAGTCCTCGGGGATGGTCAAGCAGTAATTTGCCGCGAATTTATCCTAACGACAGCGCCGCAGAATCCCCTGACGACACCCCCGATGTTATTCCCACATCAACAGGTTTTTACGCCGATGGGGGTGGGGGTTGGAATGATTCTGGGACTACTTTCATCTACATGGCCATTCGCAAGCCGATTATTTAACGGGGGAACGCAATGAAATACGCAGCAGTTAAGGCCCAGGCGATCCTGGGCACCTTTGAATACTCTCAGGATGAAGCTAACGCGATCCTTAACCGGCACGGGGTTGCAAAAGCCGCCCCGGAAGATCCGGCCCCGATGGTCACTGGCGTGGTGGACCTGCTGCCGGTGGTGGACGTGACGGACTATCCAGAACCGGCACGGTTCTACCATATCGGCCAGCCAGTGCTGACCGTGGCCGCAGATGGCCAGGCGGTCGAGGAAAGCCGGCCGATCAATCCTTACGCGATGGACTACCTCCGGAGCCTAGTGCTGGATGATCTAGCCGACCACCGCTGGCGAATCGAAACCGGTGGCGTCACGCTACCCGACGGCTCCCGCATCCTTACGGATCGCGAAAGCCAAGCGCAGCTCACCAGCGCCTACCAATCGCTCAGCATGCCGTTTGTCGACTCGATTGATTGGAAAGCCGCCGAAGGCTGGGTCACCGTCACCGAAGCCGAGCTGCGACCCATCGCCCAGGCAGTGGCGCAGCATGTGCAGTGGTGCTTTAAAGCCGAGCGGCAGGTCAGTGAGCAGATCGCGGCGGCGGAGAGTGCTGAGGCGTTGTATGGGATAGATATTGCGAGAGCATTTGAGGAAGCGTTGGCAAGTATTTAGAAGATCTAATGGTGAAAGCCCGCCGATAGGCGGCTTCAGTCTATATTTCCAACACATTATGCGCGGTCTCAGAACTACAAAATTGCCGTGGCGGTGGTTGAAAAGGGTGGAGTGATACCACAGACGCAAACTGATCATCCATATCACCTACCGACGCAGAGCGCAAAGGCGGTATCAATAACGTTGGCGGCCACGCTAACCACATCATGCTCTACACAATGATCTCCTAACAAAGCTTGTTAGCCCCTTAAATCAACACGTAAGCCAAGCTGGAATAAATGGAGGCCTTCATTGAAGCCATAAAGAGTAGAGTCGACACATCGCTGCCCTGGTACCGGAGAAAAAGGCGGTCATTGAAAATACCCCCAACAAGACAGTCCTTTGATGCATGGTAAAACGCCGGTGCTTGATTTAGACGTTTGGGAGCACACTACTACCTGAAGCTCCAGAACAAGCGTCCCAACTGCGTCAATTCGCTCTTCAACGTTGTGAACTGGGAAAAAGTCGGGCGTCGCTACCAAGCCTCTATCGCCTAAATCTCACGCTTCGTGAGCGCGGTATAAGCCCTTTACGTCACCTAAAACCGCTCATTAAACAGGGGGCGTTTTTTTTGTGTCTGGGTAAAGCGCTGGGCAATGGCTGTCCATAACCTGTGGATGAAAAAATACCATATATGCTTGAATTGATTTTATCGTGGTCTATATATAGTGTTGCAGATTACAAGCGAGATCGGAGGATGACATGCGCCTTCCTCATCAAGCTAGTAGCAAATGGGAACAAGCAAAACAGTAAGCCATTGATTTTTCTATATAGGGTTTATACGGATCAAAAAAGCTGCCCATATAGCAAAAAGACATGGCTATAATTCCCAGTAATGCACTGTAGGATATGGAATCACTAACTAAGCGAGGTAGACCATCTGGGCAGAAAGCAGATAGTTAAAACGAAGAAAGCCCCGATCTGGGCAGATCAGGGCTTTCGAATGCATCAGGCGTTGGCGCGCCTTCAGCTAAAAGGTACAGAACCTGTGGATAAAGCTAACACAAATAGTGGCAAGCTCAAGGTCATTTTACACAATCTGTGTAAAATAATTTTACTCGACTGTCACTCATCAGCTAGTGAGGTGCGCTTATGATGCGTATCGAATTGCTGGTGTTCGTTGCTGAAATACTTCTCAACTTGACTGATATATTGGCCAATTTGATCGACATCTATCAGACCGTTTGGCCTTACGTACCAATCCCTTGGTAACACCACAAGCCCGCCTCGGCGGGCTTTTTTATGCCTGCTCCCGTCCCACCATGTAAACCACCCCACTTACACCCACCACCGCTACCACCCTCCCCCCAGCCCCCGCACGATACCTGCGTGAATTCACCCTTTTCGTTACTCGAACAGTGAACCTGCGCAGGAGCCACCATGGCACTCGATCAATACCACCACGGCGTGCGCGTGGCCGAAGTCAACGACGGCACCCGCACTATCCGCACCGTCTCCACCGCCGTCATTGGCGTGGTGTGTACCGCGCCAGATGCGGACGCCACCACCTTCCCCCTCAACCAGCCCGCGCTGGTCACCAATGTAGACACCGCCATCGGCAAAGCCGGTACCCAGGGCACGCTGAAAGACACCCTCACCGCGATTGGCCAGCAGGCCAAGCCCATCATCGTGGTGGTGCGGGTAGAAGAAGGCATAGACGACGAAACCACCACCGCCAACGTGATTGG